GCATCGGGACGCATTGGGCGAAGCAAGAGTTCTACGACTGGCTGCGCCTCGAACTCCCGATTGACCCGGATGAGACGTTCCCGGCTGGCTATCAGCACTATGCCTATGGCGATCCGGATTTCTACAAGGGCTTGTGCTCCGAGGCGCGTGTGGTTCGCGCGCTGAGTGGAAAGGTCGAATGGGTGAAAGATCCCGCGGTCCGGAACGAACCGCTGGACCTGGCAGTGCTCTGCCGGGCCGGCGCGGCCGTTTGCGGGATCGACCGGTTCACGGAAGAGGAATGGGCAGCGCTCGAAGGGAACATGCAGGCAGACCCGCCACGGGCGCCCCGCAACGATGAGTACTGGGGCGAGCGCGACAGCAACTGGATTGATGGGAAGAACTGGTTCAAATGATTTCCACCACCGAAATGCAGGCCATGCTCGATGCCCTGAAGCGCGCCAAGTATGCCGGCATACGCCGCGTCCAGTTCACGGATCGATCTGTGGATTACGGCAGCATTGCGGAGATCGTAAGGGCAATCGTAGATCTGGAAGCGGAAATCGCCGCCCTTGCGACCCCGCCGCCTTCGTTCACTCTCGCAACACACAGCCGGGACTAAATGAACACCCTCGACAGAATGATCGGGTACTTCTCGCCCGAGCGGGCCTATCGCCGCGCGCGGTTCCGCTCGGCAACTGAGACCTTTGCGTATGACGGCGCGAAGTCGGGGCGGCGCACTGACGGCTGGATCGCAGCCGGTGGCGACGCCAATACGGAGGTTGGGGCCTCGCTGATCAACCTGCGGAACCGGTCGCGTGACCTGCTGCGCAACAACCCTTACGCCAGCAAGGCCATCGCCGAGTTGGTGGGGAACACGGTGGGGACCGGGATCGTCCCCCAGGCCAAAACGGGAACGCCTGCGCTCGACAAAATCATCGACGGCGAGTGGCCGTTCTTCGCGGAGAACTGCGATCCCGGCGGACAGTTGGATTTCTACGGCATGCAGGCTCTGATAGTCAGGACCACCGCGGAGAGCGGGGATGGCATTGTCCGGTTCCGGCCGCGGTTGTTGACGGACAACTTCCGCGTGCCGCTCCAATTGCAGGTGCTGGAAGGAGACTTCCTCGATGTGGCGCGCACGATGGGCACGGCCACGGGGCACATTGTTCAGGGCGTGCAGTTTAACCTGATCGGCCAGCGGGAAGCCTACTGGCTTTACAACTACCATCCCGGCGGCGTGTATATGCTGAACCCGCGCGGCGGGATTCTGAGCCAGCCCGTGCCGGCCGGTGAGGTGATGCATCAGTATTGCATCCTGCGGCCCGGCCAGGTGCGCGGCGTGCCGTGGCTGGCGCCTGTGATGCTGGCGATGCGGGATCTGGACGACTACCGAGATGCCGAGCGCATGCGGAAGAAAACCGAGGCGTGCTTGGCCGGCATCGTCACTCGCCCCGAGGGCGCCGGGGGGCTTCCCATCGGCGCGAAGTCCACGGACCCGAAGACCGGCAATATCCTGGAGCGGATGTATCCCGGCATGATCGAGTATTTGAAGCCTGGGGAAGACATCAAGTTCAACGCGCCCTCGCCGGCCGGGGGATACCGCGACTATCTGATGACGGAACTGCAGGGAATCGGGGCAGGCATCGACGTTCCGTATGAGTTGCTCTCTGGAGATTTGTCGAACGTCAACTATTCCTCTTACCGCGCGGGCATGCTCGGATTTCGCAATGCAATCGAGGCGTTTCGGTGGCTGACGCTGATTCCGATGTTCTGCCGTCCGACGTGGCGAAGGTTCATCGACACCCTGGTGTTCATCGGGAGGATTCCCGAGGCGAACTATGGCGTTCAATGGACGGCGCCTAAGTTCGAATCGGTGGATCCGCTGAAGGATGCCATGGCCGAGTTGAAGCGCATCCGGACCGGCACGTTGACGCTGTCGGAAGCGATCGCGCAGAACGGCTACGACCCCGAGAAGCAGTTGCAGGAAATCAAGCGGATGAACGATCTGCTCGACTCGCTGGAGATCATCCTGGACTGCGATCCGCGCAACGTGAACGACAAGGGCGTCGAGCAGCCCACGGCCAGCGGGGAGAAGGCCCCCGATCCGCCTTCTCCCAAGACGAGCACGGCCAAGGCATCCGCCGAGTACTCCGGCAGGCAGTGGGATTCGCCAACCAGAAGCTACCAGTCGTAAATCAACCCGTAAAAGAAAGGAGCAATTTATGCCCGAAGAAATCGCGGGGACGGCGCCGGAGACCGCCCCGGTGGAAGTTGTCGCCGCCGCAGCGCTGCCGGATGGCGAACCGGAAAGCCCGGAGATCCAGGTCGAGCGCTTCGCCGTGGCGGCAAGCTTCGCTCCGCCGTCGGCCAATGATGACTCCCGAACCATTGACGCGGTCTGGTACACGGGCGCGAAGGTGCCCCGGTTCGACTGGCGAACTGGTGAGGAATACGACCTCATCCTCGATATGAAAGGCTGCCGCCTGGATCGCCTGAACAACGGCGGTCCTGTGCTGGACTCGCACGCCGCGTATGGCGTCGCGGACCAACTGGGCGTCGTGCGGAAAGCCTGGGCCAAGAAAGGTACCGGCGTTGCCACCATCCAGTTCAGCAAGCGCGATGCAGTAACGCCCATCTGGAACGACGTGAAGGGCGGCATCATTCAGAACCTCAGCCCTGGGATGTGGATTTACAAGAAGGTGGACACCACCCCCAAGGGCCAGGAGCGCAAGGAATTCACCGCGACGGATTGGGAACCGTTCGAGATCTCTCTCGTGCCGGTGCCCGGCGACGCGAATACGACTTTTATGTCGGCGGAGATCATGCCGCCGGCCGAGCCGAGCGTGGTTGAACTGCAACGGGCATCTGCCCAAGAGGAGCATCCTGCAATGACGGAACAGAACCAGCAGGTAGCGGGCGAAGAAGCCCGTCAGACGGAAGTGGCCCTCGCCGCGGCGCGCGACGAGGCGGTAAAGGCCGAGCGGTTGCGCGCGAACAACATTCGCGCCATCGCGACCGGCCCTTTCAAAGTGGAAGAAAGCTTCCTCGCGGCGCTAATTGACGAGGGCGGGTCTGTAGACACGGCTCGCGAGCGCATCATGACGAAGCTCGATGCCGAGTATCAGAAGCATCCGAACCTGCCGCATAACCCGGGTGCCTCGGGCGGAGGCAAGGATGAGGCGGACAAGCGGCGCGAAGGGATGGAGGCGGCGTTGCTCCTGAGGGGCAACCCGCGTGCGTCGCGCGAGATGGTCGAGAAGGGCCGGGAGTTCGCCGGGCTCACCCTGGTGGACATGGCGCGCGAGTGCCTGAGCGCCTGCGGCGTGAAGACGCGCGGCATGGACCGCCACGAGATCGCTCGTGTGGCGCTCCAAGGCCGCAACGGGGCGTCCGAGTATTTCGCGGGCTCCATGACCACCAGCGACCTCCCCAACATCCTGGCGAACGTCGCCAACAAGACCCTGCGCCAGGCGTATGAGGCGGCGCCCCGCACCTTCGTGCCGTTCTGCCGCCAGGTCACCGCGGCCGACTTCAAGCCGGTGAACCGCATCCAGTTGAGCGACATCGCCGCCCTGCAGAAGACCAACGAAAACGGGGAGTTCGTTCGCATCTATCTGAGCGACTCGAAGGAGTCCTACGCGCTCACGACCTGGGGCGGCATCGTGCCGATCACCAGAAAGGTGGTCCTCAACGACGACCTCCAGGCGTTGACGCGGATTCCCGCCGGTCTGGGTATCGCGGCCGCGACGCTCGAAAGCGACGCTGTGTGGGCCGTGATCACGGCCAACGCGAACATGGCCGATGGCGTGCCGCTGTTTCACGCGACGCACAAGAACCTGACGGGCACGAATGCCCTCACGGCGGTGGCCAACATCACTGCGGCGCGCAAAGTGATGCGCAAGCAGACCGCCCCCAAGGGAACGATCCTGAACCTGATTCCGAGGTACCTGATCATCCCGGCGGCGCTCGAAGGAATTGCCGTCCAGATCACCAACCCGATCAACCTGGCCGCAACCGCGTCTTCCGCCGATGTGCCGGCATTCGTGCGCGCCATGGTGCCGATTGTGGAACCGCGCTTGGACGCGGTCGCCACCTACGGCGACACCAACTGGTACACGGCGGCCGACCCGAGCACGATTGACACCATCGAGTACTGCTATCTCGAAGGGCAGCAGGGCGTCTACATCGAGACCCGGCAGGGCTTCGAGGTGGACGGCGTCGAGATCAAGGCTCGCCTGGACTTCGCCGCCGCGGCCATCGACCATCGCGGCTTGCAGAAGAACACCTTGGCGTAGGGGGAACTGCGCAGGCAACGTGCGGCGGGCCGGTGACGGCCCTCCGCGCACAACCAGATGGAAGGAACAGGAGAACGGATCTTATGACGAACTTTGTGAAACGCGGCGAAAACCTCACCCTTGCGGCCCCCTACAACGTGTTGTCCGGGGGCGGATTCAAGGTGGGCAACGTCTTCGGCGTTGCCGCCAACGACACTCTTCAGGGCGCCGACGTCGAGTGCAACGTCGAGGGCGTCTACGACCTGGCCAAGGACGCCAGCGTCTTCAGCCAGGGCGACCTGGCCTACTGGGACGACATCAATAAGGTGGTGACGTCCACCGTGGGCGCCAACCTGCTGATCGGCGCCGTCGAAATCGCCGCCGTGACGGGCGCCGCCACCGTGCGCGTGAACCTGTTTGGCGTGCCCGGCTTCTCGGGCCAGGTCAACGGGATCAAGGTCGCGCACATGCTGTTCGACTTTGCGGTCGACGGCGGGGCCACCTGCACCCCGGCCAACAGCGACACCATCCCCGACAACGCGGTGGTCTTCGGCGGCGTGGTGAATGCCACAACCGCTGTGACCGCTGCCGGTGCGGCGACGGTGGCGATTACCACTAGCGCCGGATCGGGCGCGGGCTCCATCCTGGGCGCGACCGGCAAGGCGGCCCTCGGCTTGGACGCTGTGGTAGCTCCGGCGTGCGAGGCCGCCCCGTTCAAGATGACTGCGGCGGGCAGCCCCTCGATTGTTGTCGCGACCGGCCCTCTGACGGCTGGCGTGATCGAGGCCTGGGTGCTGTACGCCATCGCGTCGGCATAGTCCAACGCCATGAGCGCATGGAGCGCACAATCCGGAATGCTGAACGCTGCCCTCCTGGCGGCGTTCGGCATCCCCGTCACGTTTACCCCCAAGGATGGTTCCGGTCCGCAGCAGATCACCGGGATCATCCAGGAGCCGGCCATGGGCGAGGATACTCTGCCTGGGAGCAGCCTGGGCACGGCGGTCATTCGCCTGTTCGTACTATTCACCGCCATGAGCCCGTCGCCGGGGCACGGCGACGCCATCACGATCAACGGGGTGGCCTACGTCCTGGCCGACCTCGATGTGGATACGCGCGGCGGCGCGGTCCTGAAGCTGAGGGTTTCCTGAATGCTCAATCCCGGCCCCATCGCCGACGCCATCGTCGCGACGCTCAAGACGATCACCGACCTGGCCACCGCCATGACGGTACTGGACGCGGATAACAATCCCGTGGTCCGTATCAACGCCTTTCACTACCTGCTAGGCCAGGAGCACCGACTCGCCGAGGCGATCTACGTTATGCCCGCGCCCTCGATGCTGGTGGCCTGGGAAGGAACGAAGGGCGGCAACTTCGACGGCGGGACGATTTGGAAGCACCGCTTCGGCATTTATTACCGGATGGGGAACGCTGCCGGCGTGAGTCCCCCGGTTGGCTATGAGAACCTCTGGACGCTGACCTGCGACGGCGCCACTGGCGCGCCGGACGGCGATGGGCACGTCACCGGGCCAAACATCCGGAACATTAGCATC